CTAAAATAACTTCAACTGCTTCTCATAAGCTTCAAGTCTCTGTTGAGCAAGATTGAAAATAGCTTGATCAAGCTCGCAACCGACATATTCAAAACCCAACTCCTGACAAGCAATCAAGCTACTTGCTGAACCGACATGAGTATCGAGTATTTTATCGCCTTCTTTTGCGTAGTTTTGCAATAACCAAAGGTAAAGGTTGACTGGTTTTTGAGTCGGATGAATTCTAACCTCATTCAATGCCTTATTTCCTTGCTGAATATGACCTTCAGATATTGACTTGCCTTGCATCATACCATTCCACATATAGCGAAACAGACGTGTACTATCATGTAAGCTGCAGTATGCTATCTCACAATCTGAAAAACTTGATTGACCATTAACCTTGTCCCAAACAATGCGACCAGGACCAAAAGAGTAGTCGAAGTAGTTCACACCCCAAATGATTTGATTTTTTGAAACTCTAAAAAGTTCGTCGAAATAATCTCGATTTGGAATTTGCCACTCTGAGGTTTCTCCGTACAATCTACTGACCCCAATCGGACTGACTTTCCGGCCGTAAAATTTTCTTTTTTCTGGACCAGAAAAATATGGTGGATCGACAATAGCTAGGTCGAAGTAATTATCAGGATATTGTTTCATGATGTCCATGCAGTCACCATTTAAGAATTTCATCATCCCTCCACCTCCACTGGATAGAAATTTCCAAAGGATACTCTCAACGCCTTGCCCACCTGCAACGCAACTGCACGAGAAATAAACCGCATAGCTTTCCGCTCGTCCGAATATGAGACATCAATGCCAGTCACACTAATAGCTACAGACATCAAGAACGGTTTGTCTTCTCTTGACCCATGTTTCAATATAAACATCAGCCACCTCCATTTTCAAGCCTTTCAAGTAGTTCACGTTTACGCTCTTCGAGTTCCTTCTTAGTCTCATCACTGGTATTGTTGACATAGTTAGGTTGTGACCATTCAGGAACATTTGATTTTTGATTCCCTGACTGACCCTTGATTTTACTTTCTTTGTACGCTCGCTCACGTTCATCGACTGCTGCAATCGTCAAAACTCCATCGTTTTTCCAATTCGTCAAAATCGCTCTGATATAACTAAAATTCCTTTTACCATTATCAGCAGCAAGACCAATTGCTTTCAGGACAACCTTCGCTTCCATGCCATCTAATGTGATGAACTCTTTCAAGAGTTCAAATTGAGTTCCATCCAACGGAGCGATACGAGACTGATATTCTTCGACGATGAGTGCGACTGGATTTTCATCTACATCTTTCTCTATCTCTGTATCTATATCTTTCTCTATATCTATATCTCCGTTACGCTTCGTTACATCGTTGTTACATTGTAACGCCAATTGATTCTCTCGAAACTTGCGAACCCTTCTGGCGCTTGCGGTTTCACTACCTACCATCTCAGGAACTTGCTCTAAAAAATAATCTCTGTCATTTTTTCTAGTCAACAAGCCTTTGCTTTCCAAAAAAAGCAAAGTGATTTTGATGTCTTCAACATTCTCATCAATCATGAGAGCGATTTCTTCAGCAAGATTATCAGCAAGACCATCGTAGTAGATGTGCCCGCCATCCTCTAAACTAATCAACATCATTTTGAGATAGATGATAGTGTGCGTATCTCCACCTGCAATCTTACGAAGCAATTTCATTTCTTTAGACTTGAAAAAATCCTGAGCTAGTTGAATCCAGTAGTATCGCTTGTTTTTAACTACCATTGATACCCTCCGTTTTTCTACTAATCCACAAATGTTTCTTTTCGTGTCACGGGATCAATATCCACACGTCGACCTGTTTTAAAGTCGATCAACCCTTTTTCAAATTGTGGCGCTTGAAATTGAATCTTCTTTTTTGCTCTCATGGCCATTTTTAGCTTGATATTCATCATCAGCGATTCAATCAAGACTACTGATACTAATGTGCCTACTGCGATAATTTGTAAATTGTTCATGTTTTTATCCTCTTTTTGTGTTATAATATAGTCAAATAATTTTGCTAAGACCTTGTCCAGAAGCCTTTTAGTAAAGTTATTATATTTGATTAGAGAGCCATTCCTTGATGGCTCTTTTTGACCATTTCTTACCAGGTAATTCCTTTGGAAATCCCTTTAAGTAACGATAATTATCTGAAAATGTGTCATACTTAATTCCTAGAAATTCACAGGTAGTGCTCACATCCATCAGCTCTGGATAGTGGTCACTATCTTTTTCTATTTCAACCAATCTTGTGATTGTGTCCTTGATAATGGATTTAATCCACTCAGATAGTGAAAGTAGAACATTGTCCATTTTCTTCCCCTCCTACACTTCGTCAAATGCGTTCAATTTCATGATTTTCATTTTGGTATTGGTACTTGGCTCCCAAGTCATCCAATAGGCCAAGGCTGCATCTGCAAATTTTTTCGGTAGCAAATCATAGCGACTGATATTGAAGTGGTCTTTAAAGTCAATCTCAGCTTGTCTGAACACTGATTGAGCGAAAATCTTATCCGCATAAGCTGGACTATCGATGCCGCCAAGACAAGCAACAACACGAGCTTTACGCTTCTTTAGGAGCGACTGAGCATAGCTTGGATGAATCGGTTGTTCACTCTTGAGGTAGTCGATATCTTCAAGCATGGTCGCTTGTTGCTCACGCAACTTCTTCTGTCCAGTAAAGAGAGCAATAAAGGCATCCTCGTCCAAATCCTCTCGGATAAATCCACCCTGCTTACGAATAGCTGGCAAGACCTCTGATGTCACCCAGCGCTTGAACTCTTTTGCTTGTGGAAGTTTACTTGAAAGAATGAGAGAGTAAAGACCAGATTCATTGATGATGATAGTTTCTTGGACCCTTCCTAAATTATCTGTGAGGCCCTGTTTTAGGGCGTCATCTTCATCAACGTGAAGAGCAATCGCATTTCTAGCCTTGCTATATCCTAGGATGTCTGCTACATCCTTCCCGACAAACCAAGGCTCGTCATCAATTGTCAAAGTACGGACTTCCTGCCCGTGAAAGTTAAAAATTTCGTTCATAATGTTCCTTTCTAAATCTAGTCATGATTAGGTGTTTTTTGTCGCATAGCACGTTTTCTGATAGCTTTCCCCAAACAATCAGCTAGGTGAATCATGTTTGGAATCTTGCTTCCCTTGATGCAAGAAACAGCACCCAAAGCTTCATAGTAGGTCTCTGTGTGTTCCAAAATATCATCAACCATATTTTCAAAATGTTTCTCAATGATTTCTTTGATGAGATCATTATCTTGTCTTGTATTGTTCATTTCTTACTCCTCAAATTTTTCCCATGACTCGTTTATTCGCAACTTCTTGTTAATGCGAAGCTTCAAGTCATCACTTCCTTTACCATCTTTGAAAAGTTGCGTGATAGCTGACGGACTAACACCTACAACGATAGCCAAATCCGTTTGAGACCACCCACGTTTTTCAATTCGCTCTTTTACGATCTCAATCCATTTAAGATGTTGTTGACTCATATAAACTCCTCCTTTTAATTAGTTAAGTTAAAGAGTTAGTAAATTTTTTATAAAATGCTTGACAACTTTTACACTAAGGTGTAAAATTAAAGCATAATTAAAAACCTTGATAAAACCTTATATCTATCAATTTTCTTGCTCGCCAAAGCTATTTATTTTTAGATAAGTTTTAACTTCGTTTTTTACTAACTCATTAACTTACAAAAACTATTTTACACTTTAGTATTATTTTTGTCAATAAAAAATAACACTTTTTTATAAAATATTTTTTGTCATGTCTTAGAAAAGGTGTTATGACAATGTTTTCAACACTTGAAAAAATTAAGGAACTCGCTCTAAAACGAGGAATAAGCCTTCAAAAGGTTGCTGAAGATTTAGGCTATAGTATAAATTACCTCTATACTTTGAAAGAAAAAACTCCTAAATCAGACCGCCTACAAGAAATCGCTGACTACTTCAACGTATCCACCGACTACCTGCTCGGACGGACAGATAACCCTGTTATTGCTGGGGATTCAAAAGAGCACTTCTTTTTTGAAGGCAAAGAAGTCGATGTTGAGGAACTAGCTTCCACTGCTATGCGTTTCAATGGTAAGCCATTATCAGATGAAGATAAAAAAGCGATCCAAAACATCATTGAAATCTATTTACGCAAAGGATAGGTCTTTATGACTGAAAAAGAACTTGCCTCTAATTTAGGTATCAAAATAGAGGTTTTTGAAGATGTCTTATTTCCTGATGAAGCATTTTATATTTCTGCTTTGAAGACCATGTTCTTAAGCGATGCAATCTCTGAAGATAAAAGGGTTCAAGTCGCATTGCATGAATTAGGACATAAGAATCACGCACCAGATATCTACGAAAATTTCCGTGAGAGGTGTGAGCTGGAAGCAAACCGCAATATGATTCATCATCTCATGAAAGCTGAATTAGATGTTGCTGAAGATAAGACTGTCTTTAACTACCTTGTCTTTATGGAAAAATACAATTTAAAAACCATAGCTGACGAAGTCATGGTCAAGGAAGAATACTTGGCATTAGTAAATTAAAAATTGCATTGAAGATATTTATATAGAGGGAAAATATATGCAAAAGACTGTTGAAAAAATATTATTCAGAGTCGCTGGAGTGACAAAATATAAAAAAGCAGTAAAAGAAGCTTGCAATATGATTGCTGAAGACAATGGGATTCCAGAGTATTCAAAATACTATGGCGATTTATCAGCTAAGGAAATCAGGGAAGAAGTTGAAGAATACGGTCTAAAAGTTTTTAAGTATCGAGATTTAGATATTTTTAATATTGAACTCATTCCAGAAACGGATAATAAATATGATCCCAATGCTATAAAAGTTTTGATTTTTGATAATCATGTAGGGTACGTCCCTGCAACAGTCGCTAAATCTATCCGTAAATATTTTGATGATGAAAGATATCATTTCCTAATAGAATGTGAGATAAAAGGTGGTCCATATAAAGAATGGGACGAGTATGAAGAAAAAGTTGTCACAAATAATGATTTAGATGTTGGTTTTGAAATTTACCTTACTATTGTTGATTCTTCACAAAAAGAAGTAATTCAGAGCGAATCATCTGAGATAATTGATGATAACATTTCCAATAAAGAAGTTACGAAAACTGAATCTATTGAAACTAAAACAACTGAAGCTGAACATATTGAACAAAATATTGTTAGTGACAGTTTCGCTAATATAGTAAATGAGATTAATCTTTCGGAAACATCTCCTAAGAAAAAACTTCCTGCCAATAAAATCATATTTTCAGCACTGTATATTTTCTTAGTCTTTTTTGGAGTTGTTGGTATCCCAATCGCTCCATTCCTTGCAGTCCCTTTGACGGCTTGGAGTTTATATAAACTATATAAACTATTCAGAAAATAAAAAAAGCCCCACAATCGCCCTCGCCAAAGTTTGATTGTGAAGCTTATTCCTTATAAAAATCAGCCATTAAAAAGGCCTCTTTTCTATACCCTATTTTACACCATGAAAGGGGTGATGTCAATATTCTCAATGTTTAGACCTTGTCCAGAAGCCGATAAACAAGGAGAATACAATGAAATATAATAAAACAAAATACCCAAATATCTATTACTATGAGACTGCTAAAGGCAAGCGTTACTATGTCAGACGTTCTTTTTTCTTCCGAGGAAAAAAAAGAGAAAAAAGTAAAAGTGGTTTCACAACTCTCCCTCAAGCTCGTGCAGCCTTGGTAGAGCTTGAGCAACAAATCCAAGACCTGGAATTAGGCATCAATACGAATCTAACGCTTGATCAGTATTGGGATATTTATTCTGAAAAAAGATTGTCAACAGGGCGCTGGAATGACACTTCCTACTACCTCAATGACAATCTCTATAAGAACCATATCAAGCCAAAGTTTGGTTCTACCCTACTTAAAAATTTGGATAGAAATGAGTATGAACTCTTTATCGCTGAAAAGTTGCAGAACCATACCAGATACACTGTTCAGACCCTCAATTCCAGCTTCATGGCATTGCTGAATGATGCCGTCAAAAATGGAAATCTGCTCTCAAATCGCTTGAAAGGTGTTTTCATCGGCCAGAGTGATATTCCTGCTGCTAACAAGAAAGTGACTCTCAAAGAGTTCAAGACTTGGATAGCAAAGGCAGAAGAGATTATGCCAAAACAATTCTACGCTTTAACCTATCTTACCATTTTTGGACTAAGAAGAGGAGAAGTCTTTGGATTGCGCCCAATGGACATCACTCAGAACGACAGTGGACGAGCTATACTGCATCTTAGAGACAGTCGAAGCAACCAGACCTTAAAAGGGAAAGGAGGGCTTAAAACGAAAGATTCAGAGCGATACGTCTGCCTTGATGATATCGGAACAGACCTCATCTATTATCTGATAGCTGAAGCTTCTAAAATTAAGCGAAAGTTAGGGATTATCAAGGAACAACAAAAAGATTATATCACCCTGAACGAAAAAGGCGGTCTCATCAATCCAAACCAGTTAAATAGAAACTTCAATCTAGTGAATGAAGCAACGGGTTTGCATGTAACACCTCACATGATGCGCCACTTCTTCACGACTCAAAGCATTATTGCAGGAGTTCCACTTGAACAATTAAGCCAGGCGCTTGGCCATACAAAAGTCTATATGACCGATCGTTATAACCAAGTTGAGGACGAACTTGCTGAAGCGACAACAGACCTATTTCTTAGTCATATTCGCTAA